CCCGTGTCGTCGGTGACTTCTACGAGCGGCAGGATAAGCTGACCAAATTGAAAGGCTCGGGCGTTGCGTCTGTCGCGGAGATCGGGGAGCTGGCTTACTCAAAGAAACTATCCCGAGCTCTCTCTGACCGTTGGAGTGAGCGCCGTAAGGTACTGGGCTCCGACGCTACCAGGGGCGAAGCCAAGAAGCTGGCAGACAATCTATTCAAGGAAGTGACGGCTTTGATCGACACTCACAACGAGCGCACGTCGGCCGAGCATCGGCAGAAGGGTATAGGCACAACACTGTACGCCGCTACTGGTCCTAAATCCGAGTCCGACCAGATCCAAGCGGCAATCAAACTGCTTGAGGGTATGGACTCTAAGGAACTCAGGGCCGCGCTCGATGCAGAGGTCAAGAGCAGGGGTAACAGTATCAATATCAGCAAAAGCGAGAGCTACCGGTTCAGAATACACCGACTGAACCGGCTCGACATCTAGCCAATCGCTGCCACACGCTGCCAATGGTGGACTTTCAGTGCTTTCTTTTTTTTCATTTTTTACTTGCAAGCCTTTTAGTGTTATGCGATTGTTCTCGGCAACACCACACAAGGAGACGCGCCACACAATGAGTACAGAAGAACAGTTCCTCACCGATGCTGAACTCTGCAAGCGTCTACGCATCAGTGCTCCTACACTTCGCAAGTATATGAAGGTAGGGGCAAAACGAGGACGAGTCGGCAAGGCCAGAGACGTGCAGAACATTGACCGCTTCATAGTATGCGGTAAACGTCGCTGGTTGAAAGAGTCCGTGGATAAACACATTCACGGTGAGTAACACCACCACAACAGGAGGGCTGATAGAATGTCTATCACTCTAGCAAGCATAAGCAAAGGCCAGGTACTACGCGCTCCGCGCATTATCGTACTTGGTGTCGAGAAGATCGGTAAGACGACCTTCTCATGCGGTTCCCGCTTCGACACGAATGGGAAACTCGTAGAGGTGGGTATCAATAAGCCCGTCATCATCCCAGTGAAAGGCGAAGAAGGAGCCGACTCGCTGGACGTAGGCAAGTTCCCACCATGTCAGTCGTACAATGAAATCATGGAGTGCATTGGTGTGCTCTATGAAGATGACCATGAGTACGGGACAGTGGTGCTGGATAGTGCCTCGGCAATGGAGCCATTGGTCTGGGACGCTGTATGCCAAGCCCACAATGTTGATAGCATTGAAAAGGTGATGGACGGGTACGGTAAGGGTTACACGGAAGCCACACACCACTGGCGCTCTGTGCTGAACGGACTCGACGCACTACGCGAGCATAAGGGAATGGCCAGCATTATCATCGGCCATGTCAAAGTGAAGCGGTTTGACGATCCAACTACCGAGAGCTTTGACCAGTACCAGTTCGACATTCACAGCTCGTCAGCTAATCTGATGTTCAGATGGGCCGACGTGATCCTGTTCGCGAATACTAAGGTAGTCGTGAAAAAGGAAGATGCTGGCTTCAATAAGAAAGTGAAGCGCGGCAAGGATATTACGAACGGTCAACGCTTCCTGTTCACACAGAAGCGTCCAGCCCACCCAGGAGGCGGCCGAGGCGTCTATGGACAACTCCCGTATGAACTGCCGCTCGACTGGGCTGCGTTCGAGGCCGCTATCGCAGCAGAACAGGAGGCAGGCAAATGGCAAAGTACATCGGTGTAAAAATGGTTGAGGCGCAGCCGATGTTGGCTCGAACGTTCGACTTCATCACAGAGAGGACCGCCGGAGATGGCGAGGATCCCGATCAGGAAGGTTACTGTGTGACCTACGCTCCTGACGGATACCAAAGATGGTGTCCCAAAGCGCAGTTCGAGAAAGCGAACTTCCCGCTCGAGGATGGCTATACAATAACTCAGGAGGATATCGAAAGGTTTGTCGATCCAGAGCATATTGTCGTATCGAAGCTCGGAGAGAAAACGGCAGTGACTCAGGTACGTTGTGTATCAGGATTCGAGATCACCGAATCGTCGGCATGTGTCAAACCGGAAAACTATGACCAGAATATAGGGTCGGGACTCTGTATTACCAAGGTCAAGAGTAAGTTGTGGGAACACTTGGGGTTCGTACTCCAGTGGGCGACCCACGGCATCGATAAGTAAAACGGTAGTAACGCGCTACCAAAGTAAGGGAGACGGAGACGATGGGAAACATTGACGACCTCTATGGAGGCGAGTTCGACGCAGAACGCGACGATGCAGCTACAGGCTTTGAGCCGATACCTGCAGGCTGGTATCCAGTCACAATCGAGTCCGAAGAAGTAAAGGACACGGCGGCAGGCACAGGCAAGTTCCTGCACCTGGAGCTCGACGTCGAGGGAGATAACTACGCAGGCCGCAAGTTGTGGCCGAATATCAACCTCGTCAACCCTAACCCCACCGCACAGGAGATCGGTGAACGCGAACTGGCTGGACTCTGCCAGGCTTGCGGGTTGAAGTCGCTGAAAGATACCGAGGAACTGGTCGGTCATACGGTGATGGCTCGGGTCAAGATTACAAAGGGTAATGAAAAGTACCCCGATCCCGACAATGACGTTACGGCCTACAAGCCAATGGACGGCAATGTACCGGAGCGAACGGAAAAGAAGTCGGAGCGTACTTCACCGCCAACGACGGCTAAAAAGACCACCAAGCCGGCGGATAACAAAAAGGCAAGGACAGCCAAGCGTCCTTGGGAAAAAGACTAACCTCCACCCAGAAGCAGTAACTTATAGGGAACACGCTGTGTCACAAGTGAACCTACGGGGGGTGAGAGGCCTGCCAAGAAGGAAATTATGACTAATTACTGTTTGACGAATAAAGGCGACATGACTAACGCACTAATCAAAAAATGCGAGGGGAAAATCATCTGTACCGCTACCAGGTACGTTGTGTTTGAATCTCATTACGACCATGATTATGTCCAAGATGTCTGTAGTCCGGAAATCGTCTCAATAGCACACCACAAATAGGGAGTAGACTCGATGGACGAACTGACACAAGAGCTCAACGAACTGGCCTGCAAACTTGCGGCCGCAAAGAAAGCCGAAACACTCGCGAAGAATGCCCGTATCGAAGCAGAGGAAGCAATCGCGGTACTGGTTGAAACCGAAGTGAACGGCAGCAAGACTGTAGACGCAGGCGAAGGGTTACGCCTTACGGTCAAGCGCGAAATGGGCTATAAGGTTGACATTGACGCAATTCGCGAAATGGACCTGGACCCAGACGATACTCCGCTCACGCTGAGTAAGCCCAAGGCGGCAACGTACATGTTCGATAAGAAGAAGTACGAGGCTGTTATCGTTGCACACCCTGACCTGGCAGCCAAACTGTCAGAGCACGTTATTGCAACACCTCGGAAGGTGAGTGTTTCACTCAAAATAGCATAATGAACTGGCGGTCCACCGGCAACGGGGGCCGCCTTTCTTTCCACCACAAGCACAGGGGACACCACGATGGCTAACGTTGAACAACTGATAAAGCAGACGCCGCTTACAGTAGAAAAGATCTACGAATACCACGAAAAGCAGGAGCTACTCCGTTCAGGACCGCATAGAGGCCGACTCGGTGCCAGTCAGATCGGCCGTCCGTGTGATCGGGGGCTCTGGTATGCGTTCCGACTCTGCACCAAGCCAATATTCTCCGGTAGAATCTTACGCCTATTTCAAACTGGCCACTTGGAAGAACCCCGCATCATCGAAGAACTGCGCGGAATCGGTTGCACTGTTCATGACGTAGACGATACCAGCAAAGAGCAATTCGAGTTTATTGCGCTTGGTGGTCACTTCGTATGTCATCCAGACTCGATCATCCTTGGAGTACCCGAGGCACCAAAGACTTGGCATCTTGGCGAGTATAAGACAATGGGCGGCACGGAAACCCAGTCGAAGGACTTTGAGAAGGTAGTCAAGGAGGGAGTCGAAAAGGCCAAACCCGAGCACTTCGCACAGGTGCAGGTAGGTATGGGCCTGGCTGGTTTGACCCGAGCTCTATATATCTGCAAGAAGAAAGCTACAGACGAACTCCACTCCGAGCGAGTGAAATTTGACAAGAAAGCGTTTACTAGACTGATGGAACGAGCAGAGCGGATTATCACGTCCAACGATGTCCCTGAACGTTGCACAAAACGGGCCGATGACTTCCGTTGCCGGTTCTGTGACCACAAAGGACTGTGTTGGGGGACCGGTGATGTGGCTGTACCGCTCTCGTTCAAGATGTGCCGTACTTGTTGCCACTCCACTCCGCAAATAGACGAGGATGAAACCTGGGGCCGTTGGACGTGTTCTAAGAACGGAAAGGACATCGACAGTACAAAGGTATGCGAGGATCATCTATTGTTGCCCGGGCTGGTTGTGTTCGCCGCACCGACTGATTCCGGTGATGACTGGATAGAGTTCACTAATACCGACGGCCTGGTATGGGTTCACGGCAATAAGAATGGTCAGTGGGGAACTGATGAGCTTATGACCGTACCTGCCAGTATGATCGACAGCAATGTGACTGACGTAAAGGAAGCGTTTGAGGGCAAGATGGCAAAGTTCAATCAGATTGATGAGAACCTTGTGAACCGCTACCCTCCGACGGATTCGCGACTGGACGTTGAGTTCCGTGCATACGGGGATACTGACAATAACACAGGATTCTTCGATTGGGCTGCCGGTCAGTATGGTGAAGCTACCGGAGTGTTCAAGGACGAGAACCACGAAGCAATAGAATACGCAGGGAAGTTCCTCGCAGTGGTCTACCTCGACAATGACTATGCAGCAGTGTGGGAAGGTAACACCGAGCGAAAACAGGAGTGTCCATTTTGAATCTGTTTACACCACCAGAAACCAGTAGCTTCTCGCGCCGTCCGTACCAAGCGGAGGGGCTTGAGGCTCTGGACTGGCACCTACAGCATAAAGATACAACCCCCTGCCTAGTTGTTCCGACTGGTGGGGGCAAGTCTATTATGATGGCGTGGGCGATTCAGGACTGGAAACGGCTCTATCCTCCGTTCAGAGTCTGCATCCTGGCTCACCGGAAAGAACTCGTACAGCAGAACGCACAAGAACTGGGTGCCCTGTGGCCTGCAGGTGATATTGGCATCTACTCGGCATCACTGCGAAAGCGTGACATAGACTGCGCTATAACGTTCGCCCACATAGATAGTGTCTATGAGAAGTGGGGCGAGTTCCCACCGTTCGACTGTATCATCGTTGACGAGGCCCACAGAATCCCCGCCACAGGTGATGGCAAGTACCGATCCTTTATCAATGGCTGTAAAACCCAGAATGAGAACCTGTGTATCGTCGGGTTCACAGCTACTCCCTTCCGCATGGGTTGTGGTCCGATCTGCCATAAGGACCATATCTTACAGGAAATATGCTACGAGGCTAACGTTGGCACTCTCATAGAGCAGGGCTTTCTCTGCAAGCTCCGGTCTAAGATCGGAGACGTGCAGCCCGATATGGAGAATGTAAAACGCAACTCAGGAGGCGATTACATCGTTAAGAGTCTGGCAAATGCGGTTGACGCTCCTGAAGTAGTTGAAAAGGCTGTCAGGTCGGCCGTTGCCGTCATCAAGGCCGAGAACCGTAAAAGTACAGTGTTCTTCTGCGTGGACCTGAAACACTGCAAGGACGTACAGAACGAACTGGCCAAGTATGGGATTCACGCACCACGGGTCACTGGCAAGACTTCCGCCGCCAAGCGCGATATGATTGTGGAGCAGTTCAAGGCTGGCGTGATTAGCGCGATATGCAACGTGAACGTCTATACAGAGGGGTTCAACGCCAAGAGGGTAGATTGTATCGTGCTGCTACGGCCAACGCTGTCACCAGGGCTCTACATCCAGATGGTAGGCCGAGGATTGCGACTACACCCAGAAAAGACCGATTGCCTGGTACTGGACTACGCGCACTGTATCGATGAGCATGGGCCGATCGACTGCATAGAGACTGGCGAGGCCAAAGTCGAGATATGCCGAGATTGTGGAGACGCTTTTTCTCGGGCGGTTAGAATCTGTCCTAATTGCGGTTGGGAGATCCCCAAGCAAGAGGTTGAAAAACGGGAGGCGGAAGAACGCAAAAAGAAGATGCACGAAGCGGAAGCGTCCAAACGGGCTATATTGGGCGCTCTACCGGAGATAGTGAAGGTTGATGATGTCAGTGTCCATCGACACTGTAAAGACGGCAGGCCCGATAGCATCAAAGTACAGTACAGGTGCGGCATGTCCCTGTTTAGGGAATGGATTTGTTTTGACCACGGCGGTTATGCCGAACAGAAAGCGAGAGCCTGGTGGGGCCGAAGATTCGATAAGGACGAAGCAAAAACGATTACAGTCGATGAGGCGTTAGAAGATATGCTTCTCGGTGATAGAATAAACACGGTGACTGATACCATTACTGTACGCACCAAGAACAAGCATACGGAAATAATCAATTACGGAATATGGCAGAAGGAGACGGAATCGCATGAGTATGCTCAATCACGCATTAGAATACGCAAGCAGAGGTTGCCGAGTACATCCCCTCAGAGTCAAAGGCAAAAAGCCGCTACTGACCGAATGGCAGAAGAAAGCTACTACCGACGAAGCCACAATCCGTAAATGGTGGGCGAAACATCCACAAGCCAACATAGGAC